ATAGCCAATGATGTCATGCCATGAGTCATGATACCAAGGATCACCATTAACAATGCGAGAGATTTTGTTACAGATGAGATCAAGGCTTTCCTTCATATCATCATCCATCTCTTTCCACTCAGCACCAGTTCTGATAGTATCTTTCAGGGCTTGAGAAACTCTAGAGACATCTTCTTTGTAGTTGCCATATCTAGTTGCTCTCTGAGCTAGTGTTTCATCTACATTCATTGCATACCTCCAACTGTCTTGGTGTTAATGGTGAAACTACCATCACCAAAGCTGTCATGATCTGAGTTGTAACTAAAGTCACCAACATCAGAAAACATCTTACCGCAATATTCAACAAGCTTAGTAGCAAGCTCATCATCTTCCTGCATATACTGCACAGTTGCTGCCAATATCATAGCCATACCAATTAAATTATTCACATCATCTTCACTGATAGTGAGTGGTCCAAAGCCACTGACTAACACTTGGAAATTGTTTGCATACTCACCATCCACAATAGTAGGACGCAGTATGAGTGCAATGTCGTTAGGCTTTAAGCTTGTGGAGGAGTCCATATCTGTCCTTCATATCTGCGTAGAAAAAGAAGCTGAGCATTCTCTAACACTCTCTCAGCATCACCCTCATAAGCTTCCAACACTTTGTTGTATAGCTCAAGTTCATCTGTTGTGTCCCCAATTATCTTGGCTGCTTTCACTGGACCAACACGGAACAATCCTTTGATGTTATCGGCAGCATCACCCGTCAGCATCTGCGTGTACAGTTTGACCAGAGCTTCCTCTGGTTTAATGTAATAGCCTAAGTGCTTTACGAAGTTGTAATGCCACCCAACAATCTGATCTAAGTCTTTGTCTAAAGACACAATGACACAATTGTCACCAAGCTTTGTAGCTTCAATGGCAATGGTGTCATCAGCTTCTTCACCTTCAGATATAGAAGCACCCCATTCTTTTACTAGATAGTTTCTAAGGAAAGCTAGATGCTTAGGCTTAGGCTTGTCAACTCTGTTACCTTTGTAAGGTACAGTGGTTGCTATCTTATATCGGAAGTTGTTCTTACCTGTTAGGTGCATGCTCCAACTATCCACGAAACAATCAGGATAGAGAGTGTCAACACCACACATGAGGACATCAACAATTAAACGATCCAGTGTTCGCTGTGCCGTTGCCTCGTCTTCGTCCTCACATGCAGATGCTGCTCGATATGCGAAGATGTCGCTATCGAACAGAGCTTTCATTTACAGCACATCCTCATCGTCTGCGCTGATACCTGCTGCTCCTGCATACTCAACCAAGTCAGTGACAACCAGCTTCTTCAATGAAGGGCTAACACCTTTCTTGTTCTTGTATGTCCAAGAGTAGGAAGACACAAGAGCTTTGCCCTTGCTACCATTACCGATAGCTTCGGTAATCTCATCATTGTCCGTATCAAAGATACGGATAGGCTTCTCTGATTTGCAAGTGATGTACCTGCCCATGTCAGCCTTCTTCTCTTCACCAGTCTGGACACTGATGCCCATCTCTTCCAATGCAGCAACAGCAGCATCAGACAAGTTGCATAAGTTCAACTGGAACTTACCAGACATGTCATTCACTTTGTTGTGCTGACACCAGAACAAATCAGCCTTCAGCTTAATCGCTTTCTTTTCTTCACTCATAATTTTCTCCAATATAAAAACCCACTAGTAACGTCAGTGGCACTCACGCCAGTTGTTGCCAATCTTTCCTTCGGCATCTACTGGACAACGGAAACCTAAAGCTTCACCTGCCTTGGTTGCTGCTTGCTCTATGAGCCTAGCTGCTTCCTCTGCCTGATCTTCCTTAACTTCCCACTGTGTTTCATCATGAACAAACGCTAATAGTTTAGCATCTATTCCCTTTTCTTGCAACAACTTCGTTGCTTCAATAAGCCACTGCTTAGCCACAATAGCACCTGCACTTTGCAACAAAGTATTCAATGCTGCATGCTCAGATCTAACCCACACTCTACGTCCATCTAGTGCAGGTAAGTGACCCTTAACCATCAGCTTAGATATCTTCTTCTTCAACTCAGAAAGGCCGGGTGTGTTATTGATAAAACTATCAATAAGTTTCTTGCCTCTACTACTGTTGCCACCAACAATGCTTCCTGCCTTGGCAGCACCTGCACCATACAGCACACCATATGTCAGGGTCTTGGTAGTATTCCTAGCCTTCTTATGCTCAGGGTTGTTATCGTCCTTCACAGTACCTTTGTCAACCAAGCCAAAACTCTGTGCATTGAACCAGTGGATATCACCCTTAAGCAACTCATCAATCCATTCCTGATCCCTTAGGTAATGGCCTAAGCAACGCAGCTCAATGCCTGATAGGTCAACACCCACCTGCTTATATCCCACAGGCACACGCCACATCTCTCTGCACTCAGCACCGAAGGGACTACCCACAGCAGGAACTTGTGCCATGTTAGGACTACTGTGTGTGGCTCTGCCTGTCACAGCACCATTGGTAGTGACCCTACCATGCACCCTGCCATCATCGCCCACTAGTTCCAACCAACTACTCACCTGAGCAACACGCTTCTGTATCATTAAGTATTCAGATACAAGCTTAGCTTCAGGCAGATCAATCTTCTCTAGCACAGACTCATCAACAATCACATTGCCCTTCTCTGTCTTCTTTGTGAAGACAACACCAAGCCCTGCCAATCGCTCAGCAATTTGCTGTCTGCTGCCGGGATTGAAGATGGTTACTTTGTCCTTGAGTGGCTTGCCTGTTTTCTCAGACACTCGTTGCTCTACGATGGGTGGAAATACTTCCTGCATCTTCTGCTCAATGTCAAACATACGTCCACTGAGGGTGGCATTCAATACCATAGCTTTCTCAATGTCTAACATGAATCCATTATCTTCCATACCACGGCAGATGATGGCAACCTCATGCTCAAGCTGAATGCTTTGTAGGGAAAACCCTTCCTTCGTCATGGTTATTGTCAAAAAGTTGTACAGTTTTTCTAACAGTTGAACATCTTGTTCACAATAGGTAGCCATCTCTTGTGTCCATCCACTGTCGAAGTCAGTGAAACCAATCTTGTGACTGCCTAAGCGATAGCCCCATGCCTCTAGGCTATGAGGGGTAGGAGCTTTACCTTCCTCAGGAAGCACCACCTCAATGTCAGGTTTGTACAGCCGTGACATCACCAATGTATCTACAAGACTGTTGTCAGAAATGCCAACACCCCATACCTTCTTCAGGATGGGCGCATCAAAGCCAATGATGTTGTGGCCTACCACTTGCTCACCATCTAAGTATTGCTGCAAGCTGTCGGCTTCCCGCCAGTGCCTCACCTCACCAGTGGTGTTGTGCTTAGTTACACACAACCATATGGTGTCATGTTTCAGATTTGTCTCTATGTCTAAGAAGATCATCGTCATTGTCCTTATCATTTTGTCGGAGGTTATCAACATTTACCGACTGTTTGTAATCTTCTACTGAATCTTTACCGAAGATGGCATTCCATCTTGATGCCCACTCCTCATCAGCTATTGACTTGGGACGCTGAGTGTGTCCCTTTCCACCATCACTCGTCATGATATTGCCACACCACTACAGGTGTGTCCTTTCCTATGTAAGCACCTTCAATATTAAAGTTGATGTAGTCGATAGCTTCTTCAGAATCCATACCATCTCTGATCATTAGCTGTTCAACCATCTTCTCACAATCGTAGACTAATACATCAACACGTTCCTTACCAATCCAAAGACTGGATGTGCCTATGATGGCACTGTCAAACCCATCCCACTTCTTCATAACATCACGCCCTCCATAGTGTCTTCTATCTCAAACATTCTGCCAGTGTCTTTGTTATAAAGCAAGCTGCAAGCAGGACCAGTCTGTCCACTGTAGCGGTTCTTCAACACCCTCACCTTGGTGGTGTTACGCTCAATAGGATCATCGTGCTGACCATTCCTCTCTAGCGATACCACCATGTCACTAAGCTGTGCAATGGCTGCACTACCCCTTAGCTGAGCTAAGCTAGTGGCTGCACCTTCTTCATGCCCCTTGTCTGATGGACGCTTGAGGTGGCTAACAATGATGAGAGCAATGTTTGTTTCCTGCACAAGCATGCGAAGCTTGGTCATAATTTCATCAATGGCCTTGCGTTCATCGCCATTGTCCTGACTGGATACGATGATGCTTAGGTGGTCTAAGAAGACATACTTACAGCCCAGTCCCTTAGCCATATACTTCACACGATTGACAATGTTCTCAATGGCTGTACTGCCGAAGTGATCAAAGAAGAACAATCGCCCAGTGCCAAGTGTCTTCTCAAATGCGTCCTTGCGTACAGCATCAGACACCTCAGATGTAGGTAGGTGTAGGGGTGAGTCAGCAGCAAGACTCATCATAGACAGACTAGTCTTACGCACACTCTCTTCTAAGAACATTAAGCCAATGTTGCTATCACTGTTCTGCAACAGATGCCACACAATTTCCCTTAGGGTTTGACTCTTACCTAGTCCACTACCTGCTGTGAATGTAACCAGTTCACCTGCTCTAATGCCATAGGTAATATCGTTGAGTCCCTTCCAAGGGTAGAAACAATCTGCTGCTTCCATTGGTGTAGACACCAACTCCCACAGGCTAGACCCACACACAATACCATCAGGCACGAATGGTTCAGCAGCCCACCACCTAGAAACAAAGGCAGCTTCCTTGCTTTCAGCAAGCCACTCGCATGCATCCTTGTATGAGGGATCAGGTTTAAATATCTTGCACTTACTGCCAAACAATTCAGCAACTTCCTTTGCTGCCTTCTGTCCTGCCTCATCACCATCAAAGCACAGCACAATGTTTTCAAAGCTGTTAATGTATTCGTAGTTGGCCTTGGCATCCTTCAATGCACTACCCGCACCTGTGCGTATAGACACGACAGGATATTTGCTACCTGTCAATTGGTATGCAGCCAGTGCATCAAACTCACCTTCGGTAATGGTGAGGTACTTGCCATTGGATGGGTATAGGTTCTGTCCAAACAGAGTACCCTTGCTCCACCCACCCACTGTTGTGAACTTCTTATCCTTCACTTCCCTACGCTTAGCTGCAACAAGCTGTGAGTTGCTGTCGTAATAAGGAAAGTAGTAATGGCCTTCGCTACGGACTACCCCATAGCGTTCCATTGTTGCTTTGTTAATGCGTCTGTCTGACACACTAACACTGTGTCCTTCGTTGTAGCTTTTAATAAAGCTACTCGTATCTTTTGTATCACCATCTACATCAATCACTTCAAGTCTTTCATTGTTCGTTGAGGGAATGTATGTATCACATACAAAACATTTGGTGGACATGTCTTCGTTGATGGACAAGCCATCACTACTACCACATGTCTCACAGGGTAGGTGTGTTTTTAAGAATGCCATAGCCTTTGTAGGTAACTTTGTTGGTCTTTAATACTTGTTCGTATCCGTTAAACAGCTTAGTCATTCTAGCATCGTGTAGGCTATGCAGTCCAATTAATAAATTGGCAAG